AAGTTAATCTCAGGTACAGGGACATTCTGATACGTAGCCATAAACGTTCGAGGATTAATATGAGTACCTGGATTACTAGAAGACCATATCTGCCCAGGATTAGCAATATGAGTTTCCCAGTGAAGATGCGATCCATAACTGTTACCAGTGTTATTCACATATCCGAGAACCTGCCATTTTTCAACTTCCTGGTGCAGAGTAACAATAGGTCCAGGATATTGCATATGTGCATAAAGTGTATATAGTTGACGATCACCTACTACGCCATGATCTATAACGACAAAATTTCCCCAGCCACCACTACCACTAGTGTCATTATACTTACCAGTAACACAGTTAACAATAGTGCCCTGCGCGGCGGCGTGAATATCAACCCCTGTAGTCACGCCGCCTTTACCAAAGTCAATACCCTGGTGAATGCGTCCATTACGTGGCCCATATTCACTAGTAACCGTGGTAGCAGGATCAAAAGGCCAGTCAAAAGTTTGATCGCCGGTAGAAGGTGGCTCACCCGGTCCAGGTCCAGCCTCTGCACCATTTAATAGCCATACACCATTAACGGTTGGTACAGCCATATAACGTTCACCCGCGAGAATCAACATAAGTTGATTTCCGTAGCGCTGTATATAACTAGTCATACGTACCAGTTAAGGTAGTGATCCCTGCGTGCATATTCGTCGCCTGTATCCCACACAAGCATAAAGAGTTCTTCGAGGTCGGCAAGAATCAGAAGATCAATGTTCAGAAGGCTTGCACGATAAGCAATAATGATGTTCGAGGGAATACCCTGATAGCCAGTCACATGACTATTTGCATCAGTATCGCGCTGAGTGTTCTGGTCAGTAATCTGATTAGCAACCGTGCCAATCTCAGTATCAGTCTGCGTAGTCTGGTCAGTCACCTGATTAGAATCAGAGATAGTATCACTATCGCTGTTGCTATCAGATGCACTAGAAGCGTAATCTTCCATACCGCTAAGCATAGTCTGCGGCGTAGTAGACTGAACAGCCCTAGAATGTGCATCACCAACAGTATCACTATGTGCATCAGTAGTTGCGTTGGCATCTTCAAGAGTTCCACTAGTAGTATCGCTAGTGGTATCAGTGTTAGCCGTAGCGTCTTCAATAATAGTCGAGGATGCTACCGTATTGATATCCATTGTAATAAGCGGATCAAACTCGATCTTCTCAGTCTCATACAACTTATTATAGTACGGCATAATCTCATTTAGTTTGCGCTTCATTGCAAACGTAAACATTTCGATTGATTCCATACCGATTTCGCGGTTCCAGTAACGATCAACAATCTTCTTATTAAGAGTTGCCCTGTAGGGCTCATCAAAGATTGGATATTCGCCAAGACCAATAGGTGCGTATGCGTTCTCTTCTGTAGCATGAACGATATCGCAAGCATACTTAAATACTACGGTGAAGGTAGCCATTAGTCAGTATCAACTCCAACAGTGGGTTCAGTGGCCTGCTTATCAACATCAGTAAAATACTCAACAGAAACATTAAGACCGAACACATCATTAATCTGCTCGGCGGCAGAACGCCTAGCATTAAGATTAACATACCGCATCATAGAAGCCTGATCGTTATTAGCATCAACCTCTGAGGCTACAAGGCGTTCTTTCTTATCCTGATTAGCGTTATCAATACCGAGAAGGCCCATGCATTCGTTCCACATTCTAGTGCGAACAATATGCATCTTCTCAATATCACCAACGTTAATACCCATATCTACAGCCTGAATAAAGCCCATATCCTGTAGTGGCCCAGAAACCTGAATACCATCTTGACCCTCATCAAGTTGCCGATTAATGTTAACCGCTGACAACTTCATGTTCTCAGATGTGATAATTACTTTATTGCGCCTTGAGTTCTTACTGTTAATCTCGATGGTACGATCCATCTGAGCAAGCCTAGAAGCGTACAGCATAACAATATCAAGATCAGGAATACGCATGTAGTTAGACCAGATAGGAATAGCGCAATCCGTAGCGTTTTTCTTAGAATCGAATTGGAATGCTGAAATAGTCTTACCAGAAAAGTTTGGTCCAATAACAGTAAATGCTGTAGGGTTATGCATCATATTAACAAATGCCGTACTAGCGCCCTCAAGTGCGAAATACTTATCGTACTTAGTATCCCAGTAGAAGATGGAAAGCGCGCGCCTAAACAGTGTCATTTCCATAAACCTAACGTCTATGGATTCTGGCATCCCTTCCCACTTAAACCTATTAGCGGCAAGTTCACTAAGAACTCTAATGTACATCATTTCGATAAGTGCAACCCTATTGTTAGCAGGGTTGTTAGCATATACAGTGCCCTGCAAATGCTGGCGATAGATATCGGTAGCCGCGTTAGGCTTCTGTGCGCTCATCAGTATTCAATTCCTGGCAGGCTACCATTATCAGCGATATCAATTACACCAATGTCAGCAGGGTTTGCCCACACTGTAACGCCCTTTTCAAAGATTCCTCTAATAGTCTGCTTAAAAGTCTCGGGCATTGGGGCTCCTGTAATATAAGTTTCCTGCATCTTCCAGTAGGTAAACTTTGTCATAACCATAAGGTTAGTTGGTGGTACAAGGAACTTACGAATAGCGTATCCATACCGTAGCCAGTATTCACCAATAGTTCTAATGGCTGATTGGTCGATCATCTTAATACGCATCATAATGTTGAACTTGCCTGATAGGTAGTTAAGAGTTTCACCACCAAATTGCCCAGAAACACTAGGCTGAATCATCCATGCATCCTGCACCTTAGCGTTAATTCCGGCAATACTATTACCATAGTCACCGCGCGCCGCCCAGTCTTGTAGATTCTTATTAGTATCCCGAGCAAAACCAGACTGTGCATTCTGAGCATTAACAACAGCGCCGGCCTGAGCATTACGAATGGCAAGAGCCTCATTATTAGAGCCAAGTTGCACACCCATTTGTGCCATAGTGCCCGCCGCATTAATGCCTGCACTAGCAAGACCAAGACCCATACCGCCAGGGCCACCAACAGCACCACCAGTAACGGCGCCACCTAGCACACCTTGAGCAGAACTAATACCAGCCTGCACCGCCTGAGTTCTATTAGCATTAGCAGTCTGATTAATGTCAGAGCCAATACCAATATCAGTAAGCGCTCTAGCCGTACCCATTGCGCTAGTCTGTACGTCATACGATGCCTGATTTGACCCTAGCGCACGCTGTTGAGTCCAATCTGCTGACTGACGTTGCCAAAGAATAGAGTTCTTATTGCCAGCAAGATAAGACATTGCACCATTATTGACAACAGCAAGTTCAGGGAACGAACCTACATGCGTAGCATGATCCGTTTGCTCACCCGGTCCAGTACCAATCTGATTATACTGATTAGGAAAGAATGAAATCTTAGCGCCGGGTGGTACAAATGTAGCCCACTCATTAACAGTTCCGTTACTATCATTCCAGAGTTCTGGTTTAATAATAATAGGGTTGCCTGTAAGTGTAGTAAGTTCAACACAGGAATAAGGCGATACAAGAAACTTCAAAAGATGGTCATAACGATCTGGAACATTATCCAGCAAAACCTGCCGCCAATTAGTGAGCAGATGATGTATACGACCCATTGGCGCAGTTGAAGGCATCAACATAGGTGTTCCATCTGCTGGCCAACTAATAGCAGAAGGTAAATAGTTATCCATATTAGGGATAATCATTGCAGAAATAATGCCCTGAGTGACCCACGGTTGACTCTGTTTAGACGTTAGCCATGTACTAAACGAATACGTACTATGAAACAGATAGAACGATGCGCCGCTAGGAATACCTCCAAATTGACCACCCTTAGCAGTAACAAGATTAGGGTCTGCAACGCTACCACCATCAGCGGTAAGGTCTGTTGTAGAACACACCATAATGTTATTATTTGTAGCACTCATAATGTTATCTTCAGATTGTCCTACAATCTGAAGATCACTACCAGCATCTAGACCCTCTGGTGTAGTGAGATAATCTCTACCAAAGTGGTCAAAGAAGTTCTGATTAGCAATACCGATATGGCCGCGCTCAATATAGCAGTTACCAAAGGTTACGTCATACCCAAATGTCTGCCACACATCAAGTTGCACCACAACCTCAGTGGTGTTAGGTGCAAGATAGCGAACATCAATAATAAAATAGTAGTAATCCTTTGCAACATCACTACCAGGAATAGGCTGTACTGGGTTTGATGCAC